GATATACTTCAACTTCTCCAAATTTCACATCTGGAGAAAGTTCATTATTTTCATAAAAGAGACCCTGAGAAGGCAATTTAAACGTTGCTCCTGGCATTCGTAGTTTTAATAACAGTGGATTCACTGGTGTACTTTGTACTTCTTCCATACACTTCTCCTTGAACTTCAATATAATACGTTATTTACAGATGGGCGTCGGGTAATAAATACACGATATTAAAGGGTATCTTACATGGCCGACACATCACCAGAACTAATGAAAGAGCTGTCTAATTTAACAGCATCTATTCGTCAGCTCGTTGGAGCTAATCATGCTGAATATAATTCAGTACGTAAGCTTGTCGACGTGTTTGATAGTACCAATGACGTTCTTGATGATTATGAAGAACAGTTGACTAAAGGTAAAGATCTTACCGAAGATCAAAACAAACTCCTCCAAAAAGCACTACAAGCAAAACGTACCGAATTAGAATATGCCAAAAAACTCAAAGTAGCACAAGACACTATGTTGGCATTGCAAAAGAAAGCAAAAGTCGCTGGAGGTAAAGATACAGAGGAACGAAATCTCCTTGCCAAAGCAATGAAACAACAACGAGGTGCTATTACAGGTCTTAAAGGGGCTGGTGCTAAAGCAACAGATGGGGCTGTGAAAGCTGCTGCTGAATTTACAGCAACACTTGTGAAGGTTGGCCAGTTCCTGAAATTCTTCGGAAATATTCTGGGTTTTGTTTTCACTTCTGTTCTTGCACAATATGAGATGCAAAAAAAGCAGATGGTTGCAAACCAGGGATTTATTGAAGGTACTGGTGCGATAACTGGAATGCTAGCACAACAAGAACAAGCTATTAAAATGGGAATTGATCCAGAGGCATTTGCTGGGATTACCACCGAAGCTCGTCAAATGATCAATGCACTTGGTGGTACATCCAAATATACAGAATTACTAGGTGACGCACAAAATGCGTTATATGCACAAACAGGAAATTTTGCCGAAGCGTTAAAAGCAGCCACAGCAATTGCACAATCGATGATTTACAGTGGTTTCAAACCAACTAAAGCTGCAGTCGCAGAGTATGTTGAAGATATTAAAAACTTATCTCGTCTGACAGGAAAGAGTATCTCAGAATTACAATCAATGGTTGATGAAGTAGCTAAGGACACTGATTCGCTAACTTTGCTCAGGGCCGCTCGTGAGGATGAACGTGAAGCAATTCTTAAGAGTCAACGGGCAATTATTGAAATGGGTGTCAATATGGGTATGTCTGCTGAGCAGGCCAAAGAAGCAGCTAAAATGCTTAATAAAATGGTTGCTGCAAAGCCGATTGATCGTATTAAACAAGCTGCTAAAATGAGGGCATTTGGTGCTGCATTTGGTATTGCCGGTTCAGAAGAAGCAGCAAGAGGTGTAATTGCCGGCCCTCGTGCTACTGCTGAACAGAAAAAAGCAATTCAACAATTTAACACCAATGCAACAAATTTTGCCGATCAAGCTCGTGGAGCAGGTCTTGGGACAGAAATTGCTGTTACAACATTATTGGATAAGCTCGATTTGGATCAATACTATGGAGCAGGTAGCACATTCTCTGCAACTCTTGGTACAGCGTTGAAATCAAATTCTGATGATGTTGCTAAACGATATACAGATATTTCAAAAGATGGATTTGCCGCTCTAGTTCGAGGAGAAGAATTTATAAAAAGAGCAGGTGAGTGGGCATTATTTAATGGTGGATGGCTTGCAATTATTGCTAATCATCTAAAAGATATTAGTGCATATACAGTTGGACTGTGGGATTCAATTACAGGTGGGTTTTCAAGATTAGGGGACTGGTTCAGTAACTGGGGGAACTTGTTTAGTGTTTGGATTAATAGATTGATTGAGGCATTCGGTGGTGTGGTCGCGAAGATTCCAGGCTTGGGGGGTATTGGAGAAAGTTTGGTATCATCTGGCCGTGCTGGAGCACTCTCTGCAATAGGTAATATGGTTGACACTCGTAAAGCAGCTACCATCGCTCCTAATTCGCAAGAATCATTTCTGCAAGGAAAAACAAATGCAGATATTAATGCTGTAAGGACAGCTGCTGTGGTGAAAGATACTGCAGATAAACAACAAGCAATTTCAGATTTTCGGCAAAAGGAACACTCTGACGAAACCGCTCAAAAAATGTTAAAAGTTATGGAAGATCAAAAAGCGGCTACTGTTGAAGGAAATAAAATTGCCCAACAACAGTTGGATCGATCATCAATGACGAAGGAAGAAGCTGCTGAACAACAAGCAATTGGCAAACGAATGGGTAATCAACAAATGGGTGGCGTATCGTATAGTGGCATCGCTTCTCATTGAGATAAATAAAGCCAACTATAATCAAAAGGTGTTCAATGGCAAAATTCGTAGACTTCTTTAAAGTCGTGCAGCCACGTACTGGCACGACAACAATGACAGATAGTCAAAACCTTGGTGATCAAGGCGTCTATGCAAACTACACATGGTATCAACGTCTCATTCAAGGTTCCGCCTCACGTATTACACGATATCGTGAATATGACTTGATGGATAATGATGTGGAAATTGCACGGGCATTAGATACAATTGCTGAGGAAATGACTGGATCCAATCCACAGTTGGAAATGCCTCTTGAATTAAATATTAAGACAGAGAAACAAGAAGTGATTCCTACTTCAACTGTTTCCACACTTCGTACAGCATTGAGTTACTGGTGTGATTTACATGATTGGGAAACGAGAATATTTCCTGTAGCTCGGACCGCAATTAAATATGGAGATGTCTTTTTTCGTCGCAAGTCAGATGTGAAAAAATGGGATTACATTCATCCAAAGAACGTTGTGGCTGCTATTGTCGATGAATATGATATGACGCGAGTTATTGGATGGCAAATCAAGCAAGATATTAAAGTTCCAAATTCTCCGTACAACGCTCCAGTTGGTCACTTTGGCAAGTACAACGAAGCCCAAGTTGATACATACGCTGCAGATGAAATTGTATGGTTCACATTGAATAACGACCTTGGCGAGCAAGCACCATTCGGTGATAGTGTACTTCGTGCTATATATCGTGCACAAAAACAGAAAGAATTGTTGGAAGATGCAATTATTATCTATCGTATTCAGCGTGCTCCAGAACGTCGTGTATTTTATATTGACGTTGGAAAAATGCCTCCACAACGTGTGAAGACATATCTCGAACAAATTAAAAATGAAATTAAACAGAAGAAGATTCCAACCTACGGTGGTGGAGTAGAACAAGTTGATAGTGTGTACAATCCACATTCAATGAATGAAGACTTCTTCTTTGCCCAGCGACCAGAAGGTAAGGGTTCACGCGTTGAAGTTCTTCCAGGTGGACAAGGTCTTGGTGAATTGGCTGACTTGGAATATTTCCAATGGAAAGTTTTCCGTGGATTGCGTATTCCACTTTCTTTCATGCGTGAAGGACAAGATGGCGCCGTCATAAATGATGGACAAGTGGGTGTTGCTTATATTCAAGAATTACGGTTTGCATTATTCGTTAAACGATTGCAAAGATATATTGCTCGTGTTATGGATAAAGAATTTAAGCGATATCTACATGCTTCAGGTATTAACGTTGATACATCAATTTTCAACTTGAAGATGCCTGATCCAGAAAACTTCGGTATTTACCGTCAACAGAAATTGGACAGTGAATTACTAAACACCATGTCTTCAGCTTCCAGCATTACTTGGTTGTCAGGACGGTTTGCTGGTAAGAAGTACTTGCAACTTACCGACGAAGAGGGTATTGAGAATTTCCGTCAAAAATGTGAAGAATTGCAGATTGATCCAAATGATCCAGCCAGTATGGTACGTGTGTATGGTCCTCCACCAGAAGCAGGTTTAGAGGCTGGTCTTGGAGGTGGTGGTGGAGCACCAGGTATGTTCCCTGGAACTTTGGGTGGTGGGGGCATTGAACCCGGTGGTTTAGGTGGTGAATTAGGTGGTCAACCAGTTGGTGGTGGTCCAGAAATTCAAAATGCTGGAGGTGCACAACCCCCTGGAAATACAGGGCAAATTCCACCTCCTCAGTAAAAAAGTAAGTAAATCAACAAGCTAGAAATAAATATTGATGAATCACCCAAACCGGTGAGTTAAACTTTTGTTTCCAAAGGAGCAAACCAATGAACAAAGAAATGAAGGACAACCTTGGTAAGGTTATCAACAGTCTCGTTAATGATGACAGTAAGACTGCCACAGACGCACTGCATGAATACCTTCGTGCAAAAGCACAGACCATTATCCTCGGTGAAGACGAAGACATGGACGACATGGACGACAAGCCAGCCGTTGATGATGAATCCGATGACGAAAAGAAAATGGATGCTGACCACGACGATGATGACTCAGAACTCGACGATGGTGATGACGGCAAAGTAGGCGAAGAAGATGCTGACGCTGAAGAAGACGACATGAGCAACGAAGAGGAAGAAAAGTCTAAGAAAGCAAAGGCAAAGAAGTAATTACTTAGGACATCGCCATGGAAAAGAAACAAATGACGCTGCTTATTGAACAGCTAATGCCATCGGAAAGTAATTTGGTTCTGGAAGCTTCTCAGGACGGTAAATCGTTCTGGTTAAATGGAATCATGATGCAATCAGGTATTAAGAATCGCAATGGCCGGGAATATCCTCTTCAGGAAATTAGCCAAGCTGTTGAGAGTGCTATTCAACGTATTAAAGAGCAGAACGGCATCATGGGCGAACTTGATCATCCACAAACACTCCAAATCAATCTCGACCGCGTATCTCATGTGATTACAGAGTTAAAGATGGTTGGTGGAAATGCATGTGGTAAAGCAAGGCTCCTTGACACACCAATGGGTAAAATTGCACAAGAATTTGTTCGTGCAGGCGTACGTCCAGGGTTTTCAAGTCGTGGTGCAGGTAATGTCAACGAAGGTGGTGGTGTAACAGGCTTTCAATTTGTCACAGTGGATATCGTAGCGCAGCCATCTGCTCCAAACGCATATCCAGAAAGTGTATATGAAAGCCTTGAGCGTTCAAAGACTGGTCGCAACGTTATGTCTCTAGCAGAAGCAATTCGTGAAGATCCCAAGGCACAAAAATACTTCAAAGATGAAGTGCTTAAGTTCCTTTCTGCAATGAATTACACTAAGCGTTAATTCGAAATTTCGAATTTTTTGGAGAGACTAACACGTTGATTTAAAAAGGGAAAAACAGTAGAAAATCTCGGTTTCCTGCTGAAAGTCATATAGACTAATAAATATTTCCCACAAGGAACAACTTGTTATCAAGGAGAGTTACATGGATGAGCTGCTTAAGAAATTGCTT